GTAGTTTTGGGTGTACTTTTTTAAAATCTTCACGTGATTTAAGTTTTGAAATAGAAACACGGCCAGCACCTTCAATTGGTACGTAAATACTGTCGTCGCTCTTGTTGCTACTTTTAACTTCTTTTTTTGCGTTTGAAACAGCGGGCTTAGTACCACCACCCGATCCACTTGGGGGGTCACCCAAAAACCCTGTTGAGCCTGTAAAAATAGAAGTTGCAATTTTTTGAGAACCAATGCCGCCAATTAACCCAGATAAAGTGTCTTCTAAGGCACCAAACATTTTAGTCAAACTTTGAGTTTGTTTCTCAAGTTCGGCGTAGTTATCTACTTGCCGACGAGAATAGTTTTCACTTCTTTTAGTTTCTAATCTTTGAGTTTCTTCAACTTGAGTTGCAAAGTTTCCTTCAATACCCATAGTTTGTCTTTGTGCTTTAACACTAGGATCGTATAGTCCTTTGCCACCCTTTTCTTTGTAAGTAATGTTTTGTTTAGCGTATTGAAGTACTTGGGTAATCATTGAATCAGGGACACCCATTTGCTTTAATTTTGAACGGGTTACAGAACCTGGAGCAAACGCAGAATCAACCATTTTTTTATCAGTAAGTCCTGCGCTTTGCACAATGCTTTTCATTACGTCCATCATTGATCTTTGTTTTCCGCCAGGACCAATTAACCCAATTCCACCCATCATGAACATCTGGTTAGCAGTACCAGGGGAAGCCAAATTACCAATCATGTTGGTAACATCCCCCGTACTTAAACCATATCCACTCATAGTGCGCATGGCTTCAATACTTGAAGCTTGCTGGACACCACTAATACCGGTAGCAGATTCCATAGCCATAATGTCTTCAATACCACCCGCACCAAGACGGTAGTCTGTTAATGGCATTCTGTATTTAGTGCTAACACCCAATTGCGTTAAACCATGCATTTGTTGGTACAAGACTGACGTGCGGTCTGCTTGCAAAGTGTAATCTCGGTTTTTAGCCATGCTTTTGTTAGCGGCGCTAATACCCATGTTTATCATTTTGGTGCCAGCTGCAGCAACAGCTACGTAAGGGTTAGCTTTAGCAAAGCCTTCAACTCCTAATGAAGATGCTGCTTTTGCAAGAGGGTCACCACCAATACCTAAAAATTCTGCACCAGCACTTTTTAAAGTGCTAATCATTTTTGTGGGCTTAGACCCACCACCAGAAGGGGTGGGTCCACCAGCCACGTTGGTGCCAGCGGCACCTTGAATAGTTGTTGCTGTTGTGGTGTTTACCCCAGCTAAAGAAAGACCCGCGGCAGCGGCAGACTTATTAATACCATCCAGTTGAGCTTGTACTTTTTTAAGTTTCCCTAAGAGGGCGTCAATGCTCTTGTCTGCGCCTGATAAAGACTGTGGGTTAATAGAGAGCCCTTGCCCGACAGCCTTCATAAGGCGGCTACCAAAGCCGCCAATTGAACCTTCAGCACCAGACTGGGATAAGTTGTTACTCATTTATAATGCCTCCTTACTTGCTTCTCCATTTTGCCATATGGAACCAAAAGTCCCGTTGGCGGACAGTCATTGACCGTAAATCCGTAAGGTTAAACCCTTTGTAAACAGAGGCTATGAGTTCGTATTCCCAATAAGTGTATTTAAGATTAACCAAGTAAAAGGGATATCCAATCAAGCATTACGGAGATGTCTCCCCCACAATGGGCGCATTGGATATTCACCCCTTCAATTTTGGGCCCTGCTTCAATACTGAGCAGTGCATTTACAAGCATACTACGATCTGCAACGTTAAGTGATTTAGCCCATTCTTCAGCGTTAGCTGGGCGGTCAGCTTCATCCCAAACAGCACATCTAGAAAGCATCAAAGTGTTCTGAACAGCAGATAATGTGCTGTTTTTACCCACATGAATACTGTCTCCTGTATTAGGTAGACGTAATCTTACAACTTTTCCGTTTTTAAGAGTTTGGGTAATTGTAGAACGTAAGTTTACATTTGGTTCTTGAATTGGAAAATCTTCAATTAAATTCATAACTACATCATTGCTTTTGTTGCAATTTGGGCAAGTTGCTTGAAACTTCTTTGAAGAACCGTACGTGGCTTTGATTACCCCAAGGAATAAGATGTCACGATCACCAATTGTGATGGTGTCCAAAATAGATGGGCTATCTGAGATAACACACGAACCAATACGTACGACTGCTCTTTTTAATAGAGCAGCCATGTACTCGGCGTAAGTGATATTGCCTTTGGATTCAATGGTAGCTAGGTACTCTTCGTCGCCACCATTCATTTCTCGGACTTCAGCGTCAACTTGCCACTCTCCAGTGTCAGGGTCAACAACTCCTCTTTGAAGAGTAACTAATGGACTTTCTGGTTCTTGTAATGCTGGTACTGGGTCTGAAATAGATAGATTTAACGAATTGGCTTCTTGTTGTGTACTCAAGTACTTCTCCTAATAGTTAATTAGCCACCTAATGTAGCTAGTGCTGTAACATCTTCTTTGTTCCAAGCTACCACAAAACCTTCGTGATGAACAGTCATTTGTTGGACCATTAAACCGCTGTCAGCGGCGTTAAGGTCACTCAATGAGTAAGCGCCGGGGAAACAGTTAAAGAGTTTAAAACCAAGTCGAGCGTCACCTGGTGCAATGTTTGAAGTGTCAACGTCACCTGGGTTTGAATAGGAACCTGAGGAAATAGGGTGATCAAAGATTTTTACAAGAATGTCACAACGGTAGTCGTTTCCTTTTGCGGTGTTTGTACCACTTTTTGAACCATCCGACGCTTGATTCCAAGAATGCAAGAATTGTTGCCATTTGTACATTTGGTCTTGACCAGAAAATACGCCACGGCTAAAGGTAACCGGAGCAAAATCCGATTGGCCAATAAACTTGTGTGGGTGGGTGTTCATTCCACCTTCACGGTACCCAACCATTTCATTTTGAACAGAAAGACCAGACATAACCGCAAATCCAATATTACTTAGGCCACTTGCGTATGTAGCAAGGGCCCCTTTAGCAACAATTGAAACTTGGAATTTAAAGTTACGAACCGGATCGGTAACAGTAGAACGTGCCATTTATGAGTCTCCTATCAGAGTGTTGAAACGGTGTTAGAGCCACCGGTCCATTGGCTTAAATTAATAACAATAAATTCGGCTGGGTATTGCAAGGCAACTCCAACCTCAACATGTACTTCCCCATTGTTAATCGTAGTAGACGTGTTATTAGTACTGTTACAAACGATATAGAACGCTTGGTTAGCATTAGCGCCCTTTAGACCACCAGCACGCCAGAAGTCACTCAGTAATGAAGAAACATTCATGTTGATACGAGTCCACAAACGCTCATCGTTAGGCTCAAACACCGCAAAAGCAGTTTCGGCTTTAATAACCTGCTTCAAGTAATTTAATGAACGACGAATTGGGATGTACTTAGCTGGGGTTGCCTTGCTCAACGTGCGAGCACCGTTAATGACAATCCCTGCTCCGGGAATTGATTTAAACAAGTTTACGTTGTGCGTTTCGTATAATGCGCCAGCTTCTGATTCTGTAAACGAGCCAGTAAGTCCCAAAGCGTTACGAATGTCCAAGTCATAACCAGCGGGGGCCTTAGCCACCGTGCGAGCAATTTCACTGCGCATATAAACACCAGCAACTGCCCCACCTGGGAAAGTGTTACGTACTGCTGCAGGACCGGTCTTTGTTGGGTCAGCCATGAGCAACTGCGGGTAGTACACAGCACCGTAGGATGACTTGGGGTAGGAAGAAATAGCTCCAGTAACACTGGTAAGAGTTGTACCACTTGCTGCTGGGTCAATGATTACAAACGAATCACCTCGGGCTTCAGCCGTGTTTAGCGCCGTAGTGACAATGCTTGAGTTTGTTTGACCAGGAACGTTGATCAACAAAGAACCAGTAATACTGTCAACTTTGCCAATTGCAGCTTGATAATCTCCAACACCAACGTCTGTGCCGTTGGTAGCTACGCTGGCAGAAACTGTAGCGGATTCAAAAGGAGTTGAATAAGCAGCAAAAGTAAAGACGTCAGCAACATCTTCCTTAATTGCCCAACCAACTGTTGCTCCAGCAGGTGAGGCAACAGTGATGTACTTTGAATAAGTGTTAACTACATCAAGGAGGTAACGGTTGTTTGAGGGATCCAATGAAACTTCATTCCAGTTTTCAACTTCAGTACCATTAAGTTTTACTGAAACATTAAAAGTTGGGTAGGAAGCTGTTACATTTGATGGTGCAGCAGGACTGCTTGAAGTAGTAATAGTTAAACCAGTACCCCATGCTCCAGGGTTTGCTGCAACTGCAGTAAACATCGCTGAAGCGCCAGCACTACTTCCGCTGCCTGCGGGAAAGTAGGTGACGTAGGAAGCAGCAGAACGAGCCAGCGGGGCAGCACCAGAGGTATGCAAGGTGCGGATGATATACGCGTCGCGCCCACCATTAGCAAAATAATGGTAAACCGAGTAACCCAATTCGTTTCCAATTGTAATGTCCCCATAGTAAGCTTTAAAGCCACTCCATGAGTTAATTAACGTAGGGGTCATGGGACCACGAGGTGCAGTGCCAATGAAGACTGCAACTGACTGGGCCGTATTTGCACGTTGTACGTTGTTAACCAATGTTGATTCACTAACGTACACACCTGGGTTTGTATAAGTTGCCATTAAAAATCCTCCGAAAACGAGTGGGTGAATATTGTGGGATTCTCGTTATCTGCGTTATTAATACTACCAACAACCGATGTAACTTGCTTGACTGCGGCAAGGTCGGATGTAGGTATCTCAGCAGACATTTGTACTGTGTACACTTTCCTAAATATACGTTTACGATACCCAGTTTCTCCGTCAAGAAGGTCCGAGTTGCCCCATGACAGAAGATCAAAACGACGAATTGTGCCGTCTTCAGGAACATCAATAAACCCACGACGGAATGGGGTTACCCTGCGTAACATTTTAGAAGTTAATTGCCGGTCATGCAGCGCAGTTCTGGCATACGTAGAAATTTGATAAGTAAGCATAACTGGAACAAATGATTCCATTTTAAGAAAGCTATTAGCACCCAATGCAGCTACCATGCCAGCGTTATCTAATTCCGAAGGGTAGTAATTAACATAATCTGGGGATAAAGACGCACCAGCAGCATTAGAAAAATAATAATTAGTTTCAGAAAGCTGGCGGGATCTGTCGTGCTGTAATCCAACATTTTCAATGGTTATAAAAGGGTATTCTTTTTCCGTTTCCCCTTCTGGGTATCTAAAGAAAACTTTAGCAATACGCGTAGCATTTCGATCATCGGAAACAGAAATGTTTGATAAACGATGTTTAATCGCAGCATCTTCTGCAAGGAGAAATCCGGGGTTAGTCATCGGCTGTACTTATTTACAAGTAATTGAACTTCTTGAGCAGATTCAGTTGTAAATTTACGGTATAAAGGAACTGGTGGAACAATTCCAGTACCATATTCAACTTCTGCAATTCTGTCTAAAAGTTCGTCAGTGCCATCAATCCCAACAACAACTTTATTGTTTTTTGCATCAAAAGTTGCATATAAATTGTTTGCAAATGGGGCCCATGACGGGTTGTTGGATGCCTCAGAGCGTATGCGTTTTTGGTATTCACGCGTGGCTTTTTTAGCAGCAGTTTTAAAATCTTCTTGCAATGCTTGAATGATTTCAACGCATCCGGTAGCAAAAGATTTGGGGTCAAAGAAGGGTGCAGAACTTTTGGATGAAGCAGGTTGTGAATTAGCCTTTTGCATGGCAATTCTCCAAAGTTCTAGGCGGTAGGCCCTCAACGCACGTTGAGTTACTTTTATTTTAGCCTAAACTGGGAAGCTGTGCTGGCCAAGGGTAGTTAGTGGCAGT